TTTTCTATTCATCTTCTGCTTGTGTTTATTCAGAACTCAACCAGGAGGATGTAGATCATATTGATACTTCAGAGGCAAGTGTATATCCTGCACTTCCTGATTCTGAGTATGGTTGGGAGAAACTATTCAGTGAGAGACTTTATTTTGCATTTGCAAAGCAGTATGGTCTAGACGTAAAGGTTGCTCGTTATCACAATGTATTCGGTCCTGAGGGCACTTGGACTGGTGGTAAGGAGAAAGTACCTGCTGCTATGTGCCGCAAGGTTGCAGAGGTTTCTGATGTTGGTGGTCATGTAGAAGTATGGGGTGATGGTGAACAGACCAGATCTTTCCTATTCATTGATGAATGTATTGAAGCAACCTATCGTTTGATGCAATCTGATTGGAGTGGTCCAGTCAATATTGGATCTGAGGAGATGGTATCTATCAATGAGTTGGTTGATATTGTTGCTGAAGTTGCTGGTAAACCAGTTCGTCGTGTTCATAAGATTGATGCTAACTGCATTGGTGTAAAGGCACGTAACTCCAATAATGATCTGATCCGTAAGATGCTAGAATGGGACTACACAATGTCTTTGAAAGAAGGTATTGAGATTACATACAATTGGATTAATCAGCAAGTTCAGGGGAGTGTTCCATGTTCCTAGTAGCAACTACAAGATCAGTATTATATGTTCGTGAAGATAATGTAATCACTCCTGTAGATCGTGGTAAAGGTCTTTACTATGGTCTAGCAAAAAGTTTCGGTAAGTATTATGTTGCTTGCCGCAACAGTGATCCATCTCATACTAATACTTTCATCCCACCAGAACAAGAAACTGGTGATATTATGGTCTTAGATAGTAAACTAAGATCTGAAGCAATTCTTGAACCAGAAGATTTTAAACTACAAGATCTTCATGGTATTGGTTTCTGGTCTGGTAAACTTCTTTGTACATCAAGTTATGGTGATTACATTGCAATCTATGATGGTGAGAAGTGGGATCGTTGGCAACCAATTCCACCAAGAAGGAACTGTAGTTATAGAGATAGTCATCACCTAAACACTGTTTACGGAACTGATAATCGTCTATACATCCTTGCACATAACTGGGATAACGGTAGTTTTATTCTTGAGTTTGATGGTATTGGTCAACCACCACGTCAGATCCATAGTAATATGGGTATCCAATGTCATGACTTATGGGTATATAAGGGTGATGTTTATACACTAAGTTCTAAGGAAGGATGTGTAAGATCTACTGGTGGTTTTGTAAAAGATCTTGGTGGATGGGTACGTGGATTTGCTCACGTTGATGACCACTTCTGGGTTGGTGTTTCACCTACGGCTAAGAGAAGTGATCGTGCATTTGGTGATGGTATCATCCGTAAGTATGATGAAGATTGGAATCAAGTTGGTGAACTTGTTTTGGAAGACGAAGGACAAGTCCTAGCAATTCTTGACATCGGACGCAAAGCATCAAATCCACAACTCTCAATGATATCATGAAGATTTATATTTGGGGTCACAAACTCCACGAACATACTCATAGTTACATTCATGCCTCATACTACAAGGCATTTGAATATCTTGGACATGAAGTTTATTGGATTGATCATCGAGATGATCCAAATATGTACGACTTCTCGGATTCTATTTTCTTTACAGAAAACTTTGTAAAGGGTGGAATGCCTCTTCGTAAGGATTGTAAGTACATTACTCACCACATTGATACTAAGTATCTAACTGATGCTGGTGTCCCTTACGAAAATGTTTTGAAGTTGGGGAACTATCTACCAAGTCTAGAGGTTCATGAGAAGGTAGATCATCTAGCATACTGGGATGAATCTACCCGTACTCTTTATCAAACATGGGGAACAGATCTACTACCTCACGAAATTGATGAGGATAATCCTGCCAAGTTCAGTCACAGTAATAAGTCTCTGAATTATATTGGGATGCTGTATGAGCAAGGACCCTGGTGGGCACAATCATTTGCAGACATTCTTTGGGAAAAGAAAAAGGTTGAGTTTAAAGTCTTCACACAGAATGCATCGTTTGAAGAAAACCTAGAAATGATCAGGTCATCTTATCTCTGTCCTGATTTTAGAAGTGATTGGCACTTGCAATGTGGATACATTCCGTGTAGAATATTCAAGAATATCAGTTATGGTAGAGTAACTGGAACTAATTCACCATTTGTAAAACGTGCATTCGGTGATTATGTTGCATACGGTGGAACACCAGACACTCTGTTCTCAAATCTATTGGAAGCAGATGCTGGTGGAGATATTGATATTAGAGAGGCAATGCTTTTCGTCAAAGAAAATCATACATTCATTAACAGAGTTAACACTATCTTGAAGTTCTTATGATCGGTTTTAATCATCTAGGTCAACACGGAAGACTTGGTAATCAAATGTTTCAATATGCAGCACTCCGTGGTATTGCTGCAGCACATGGATATGACTTTGCAATTCCACAATCAGATTTTGTGGATGAGTGGAAAGATCATCAATTGTTTGAAACTTTCAAGATGCCTCATAATAAAAACCGTGGGTATCAACTTCAACCCGAATACTATCAGGAGAAGCAGTTTCATTATGATCAGGCATATGTAGATAACTGTCCTGATCAGGTATGTCTATTTGGATATTTTCAGACTGAAAAATATTTTGAAAATATTACTGATAGCATTAGGGAAGACTTTACTTTCCATGATGAGATTGTAGAAACTTGTCAAGAGTTTATTGAACAAGTTGAAAATCCTATTGCACTTCATGTTCGTAGGACTGATTATGTTTCTAAAGCAGCAGATCATCCACCTTGTAGTGCTGAATATTATCAAGAGGCATTGACTAAGTTTGATGCTGATCGTAATGTAATTGTATTCTCTGATGACCCTGAGTGGTGTAAAGAGCAAGAACTGTTTGAGTCTGATCGATTTATGATTGCAGAAGGTAATGATAACCGTTATGATATGTGTCTGATCTCTCTTTGTGATGACTTTATTACTGCTAACTCCTCGTTCTCATGGTGGGGAGCTTGGTTGGCAAATCGTGGAACTGTAATTGCACCTTCTCGTTGGTTTGGTGATGGTGGATACACCGCAAAGAATGATACCCGTGATATTATTCCTGAGAGGTGGGTCAAACTATGATTGATCTATCCGTTGCTATTCCTACCTATGAAATGAATGGTGTAGGACCAGATTACCTTAGAGAACTATTTGCAAGTATTGCAAAGCAAACATTCAAAAATTTTGAAGTTTGCATCTCAGATCATTCTAAGGATGATTCTACTTTAGAAGTATGTGAAGAGTATTCCCAAGACTTTACTATTCAATACTTCAAGAACGAAGAAGATCGTGGTAATGGACCAGCAAACACAAACTCAGCAGTTGAGATGTGTTCTGGTCAGTATACTAAACTTATCTTCTCCGACGATCTTTTCATCAATGAAAAGGCATTTGAGATGATTGTAAAAACTTTTGATGCTACTGAGTGTGATTGGTTGTTCAATGGGTTTAAACATACTTCTGATGGGAAAAACTTTGTAAGACCAATGGTTCCTCGTTGGACTGATATGATGTTGGAGGGTAGAAATCTTCTTGGTTCACCCTCTTGTGTTTCTTTTAGGACTGATAAATTTGTGGGATTTGATTCAAAATTAAAACTACTGATGGATACTGATTTTTATCATCGTATGCGTTGTGAGAATGGTGCTCCTGGATTGGTTGAAGATTATCTTATTGCTAATCGTGAGCATCCAAATAGAATTAGTTCTGCTAGTGTTGATTACAACTATAGGTTTGATCATCCTGAGGGATCTTGGATTGTAAATAAGGAAGAACTTGATTATGTTCTAGAGAAAAATAAAAATAATACATACTAAAATGAAAAAGATTGATTTATCTAACGCAACTTTTATTGTCCCAATCAGATTAGAATCTGCGGATCGATTAAGGAATGTGATTACAAGTTTGTGTTATATCCTTGCAAACTTTAAAACAAATGTAATTGTTCATGAAGTTGATTCCGAGTCTGTGTTTGCAGAAAGTGCTCTGCCACAGATTACGGAATTTCTTGATGGGGATGTAGAAGACCTTAAACACATTTTTGAACAGTCTGATGCACCATCATTTCATAGACAGAGAGTTCTTAATGATATGATTATGATGTCAACTACTAAAGTGGTTGTGAATTATGACTGTGATGTTTTATTTCCTAGAGAAACATATCAACATGCATATGAATTAATCAATAATGATCATGCAGATGTAATCTATCCATATGGTGATGGTAATTGGCAGTATCAAGTTTTTGCGGATGATGAACTTGTTACGGAGTTCCTCACCAATGACTTCAAGATGAATATTCTAAATAAGAAGTCGAAAGTCTATATGTCTAAGTATGGATTTTGTCAGTTCTTCAATAGAGACATCTATATTGAAGGTGGATTAGAAAATGAAAACTTCGTAGCATATGCTCCAGAAGATGTAGAAAGATATCATAGGTTTACAACTCTTGGTTATAGAGTTGGCAGAGTTCCTGATTGGGTGTATCATTTGGAACATGCCAGAACTCCAAATTCATGGGTCAACAATCCACACATGCAAGAGAACAATGCAGAGTGGGAAAAAATAAAGAGCATGAAACCCGACGAATTGAGAGAGTATATCGATAGTCAAGAGTATTATCAAAAGAGGTTATGCCAAACACAACAATCGCAGTAGTTACTTCGTCTATTGGAACGAATGATTTAATTACACCAGAGAAATGGTTAGATAAAGTTGACTATCATGCTTTTGTAGAACCACACAAACTATCAGTTGGTGACATGTGGCATCGACATGAGTATGTTAGTTTTTCACTAGACCCAAAATATAAGAACAGAAGGGACGCAAAGATCTATAAAGTTTGTCCACATTTATTTCTTCCTGGATATGACTACTATATTTGGATGGACTCTACTCATATTTTAGAAGTAGATCCCGAAAAACTAATTGAGGAACATTTAACAGGTTCTGATATTGCAGTCTTCCGACATCCTGAGAGAGATTGTATCTATGAGGAAGGAAATCTGGTTAAACAAATTGGATTTGATCATGCTAACTTAGTAGAAGATCAACTTGACTTCTATAGGGAGATGGAGTATCCTGAACACAATGGTTTATACGAACTTCCTGTAAGAATACAAAAGAACAATGGTCGAACACAACAACTCGGTTTGATGTGGTGGGAACAAATTTGCATGTTCTCATCCAGAGATCAGATTAGTTTTCCTTTTGTTTGTAGTCATTTGGGAATTAAACCAAACATTATTCCTGGGAGAGCAAACACTATCCGAGGAAACAAATATATACCACAAGTTGTAAGTTCTCATCACAGTCGAGTTGGATAATGTGTAGTTTTCTTTTCACTGATGTAGATGTAAATGATTTTGATTATACAAATCATTATATGAAATTCCGTGGTCCTGATGCCACAAATAGCATTCAAGTTAATGAGTATACAATTGCTCACAATATTCTCTCTATCACTGGAGACTTTACACCACAACCATTTGTAGATCATGATGATGAAATAGTATGTGTCTATAACGGACAGATTTACAATTACACTGACTTTGGTGATTATGGATCTGATGGTGAATGTATCATTCCCACATACAAGAAGTTTGGTGAACGTGCATTTGTTACACTAGATGGTGAGTTTGCAATTGTTCTTGCAGACTTTAAGAACAATCTTCTTCATTTAGTTACAGATCCATTTGCAACAAAACCACTTTGGTATGGTATTGAGGGTGGAAAAATTGCTGTAGCAAGTTATGAGTCTGCTGTTAAATCGTTAGGTATTAAGGCAGTTAAGTTAGAAGCAAATACTATTCTAACTCTTGAACTAGACTCAAAGGCACATGTGAATTCTATTAAAACATATGAATTTGTTCTACATCAATTCAGTCAGTCATTTGATGGATGGATTAAAGCATTTGAAGAATCTGTTCGTAAGAGAACTAGAGATATTCGTGAGAAAGTATTCATTGGACTGTCTAGTGGGTATGATAGTGGTGGAATTGCTTGTGAACTGAATAAGCAGAATGTCCCTTACAAAGCATATACAGTCGTTGGTCATGAGGATCAGGATGTGCTTCGTAAGAGATATGAAATGTTTAATTCAAATTCTTGTGGTGTACATCTTCAAGATAATCGTTGGGCATATAAAGATTATATTAATAAGAATGTAGAAGAATTTAAGTATCGCATTTACTCTTCTAGTAGTGATTACAATGAGTTCAATACTAGATTGCAGGATGACAACGGATCTTGTGGTCTTTCTATGATTTGTGACAATGCTCGCAAAGAAGGACATAAGATCTATCTCTCAGGATCTGGGTCAGATGAAATCTTCTCTGACTATGGATTTAATGGTGAGAAGAAGTTCCTGCACAGTAATTTTGGTGGACTGTTCCCTGAAGATCTATCAACAATCTTTCCTTGGGCTTCATTTTATGGAAGCACTATGGTATCATATCTTGCGAAGGAAGAGTATGTTGCTGGTTCCTATGGTATAGAAACACGTTATCCATACCTGGATAAATACGTCGTCCAAGAATTCTTGTCACTGACACATACACTAAAGAATTCAAAGTATAAGTCTGTGCTTGATGAGTATCTGACTAGATCAAACTATCCATTTGAAAAAAATATTAAGAGAGGTTTTTGATGTCGTCCACATTATCTAAAGAAGTTCTTCTAAAGCATAAGAAGAACAATGTATTTGTAGAAACAGGAACACTTTGGGGTGATGGAGTTGCAGTTGCTCTAGAGTGTGGATATGATAAGGTGATCAGTATTGAGATTGATCCTGATCGTGTCGCAGCAAACTCTGAAAGGTTTGCTGATGAGATCGCAGAGGGTCGTGTGGAATTGGTTGAGGGTGACACCTTTGATGTCTTTGAAGGCATTGTGGAGGGTCTAGAGGAACCAGCAACGTTCTGGTTGGATGCTCATTGGGACAATGATGGAGCACCAATCGGTGAGTATAAGTGTCCACTTCCATTTGAACTTGATACGATTGCAAAGAGTGAAATCAGAACTCATACTTTGATGATTGATGATCGTAGACTATTTGGTGATCAAGGAAGCACTTGGGGTAATACTATTGATGAGAGTGCAATCTATGAACAGGTGACTGCTATCAATAAGTCTTACTTTATTTCTTATGAAGATGGTCACGTAGAGAAAGATGTTATTGTTGCCTCTTGTTGATTATGAAATATAATATTTTTACTACGGCTAACAAGTCGTACTTCCCATTTGTTGATGTTCTTGTAAATTCTATTACTGAGAATTGTCCAAACATCAACCGAATTTACATTGCAGACTGTGGTCTGGGTGATTATCGTAAGTATCTTCAGAATAAAGATAATGTGTGCATTATGGACACAGATGTTAGTGATGAATATTCTGGTGTCCATTCTGAAGGTTGGGTAAAAGCAACTCAACAGAAGACTAGAGTTTTGAGCAAACTCCTGACGATGATGGACTTTGAAGAACCACTCATTATGATTGATAGTGATGTGTGCGTCCTAGAAGATCTGGCACAGGTCATTGATACCGAATTTGATATGCAAGTGACTACAATGAATACTGGTGGTCACACCCGTGCTGATGGAATTTTCATCAGTGAGATTGCAAGTTTCTTGGTTATCAATAACAGCAGTCTTGGTAAGGTTTTTGTCCGCAATTGGATTAAGCAGATGGAAGAGTTTGCTGAGAATGGCACTCCATTTCCTCATGAAACTCCTGCACTAAATATGACTTTGCAGAATAACAACTTTCTTAATATTGGTTATCTGAAAGAGTTGGAAGTTTGTGCGGATCAAGAATTGACCTCTAATACTCTGTCAGTACACTTTAAGAGTAATGGTTCCACAAAGGACAATCCTGTGGTAAACTTTGAGAGTAGAGTGATGTCTGTTGATAATAAAACAGAGACTGACCTTGATATTGACAAATACTTAAACGAAGAAATGTACGATCAATGGAGATCTGAATATGAAACTAACTGATATTCATACACAATTTAAGACTGATAAGGGAACTGCCCACGATTATATCGGTTGGTATGAGCAGACATTTTCTGATCGTAGGATTGATGAAATGAATGTTCTTGAGGTCGGTGTTCTATTTGGTGGTTCACTCAAGATGTGGGAGAACTACTTTGAGAACTCCAACATATATGGTGTAGAAGACTTTTCTCAGAAAGATGGTCAATGGCACTATCAGTATGAACCAGTAGATGGTGATGCTGTGATGGAAGATGTGAACAGTCACGAACGGATCACTCTGTTCAATTTTGATTGTGAAAATTTAAATCACATTCAGGAGCACTTTGGTGATCTCACATTTGATATTATTATTGATGATGCCAATCACAAGTTGACTCAGCAAATGAAAAATGCTGAGAATTATATTCCATATCTTCGTGATGGTGGTATTTACATCTGTGAGGATGTGCAAACTGCTCAGGGTGCAAAAGAACTCTGTGATTTTATTACTGAGTTATATCCTGGAGCACAAACACATATCATTGAATGTGATCTAAACAAGAAATCGGACGATAGGTTAGTAGTAGTCGTATGAGAACTTTAAACATCTATTGTGACGGTGGATTTGGAAACCGTTATGGAACTTTGCTTGGTGGACTTGCTGTAGCATATCATCATGAAATGCGTCCAGTTGTTGTCTGGAGAGACACTTCTGCATGTCGTTTATCGTTTCATGAAATCTTTTCGTCTGATATAGATGTTATTGATAAACCACTACAGGATTTTTCTGGTAGTGTTCTTTTGATGCACGAAGATTTTATCCAAGGAGTTAAAAATTATAATATTAACTCCTTTGAATCTATTGATGACCTTCCAGTTTCTAACTGTGGATCATATGTTTATAATAACAATTGGATTCCTGAGTGGTTGGATGAGCATCTTGTGATTGAAGCAGGTAGACAGTTGAAGTTTGTTGATAAAATTAAGAACTTCTGCGATCAATACTGTAAAAAACATGCCATAACACCATTTACGATTGGTATTCATTTGAGAGCAACAGATTTCAATACTTTTATTCCTAAGTTTGATAGGGAATATAAGTGGATTGAAGGACAACCAGAAGAAAAGTTTTTTGTCCTATCTGATGATCCGAATGTAGAAAAAAAGTTTAGTAAACTTAAAAATGTAATTGTTCGTATGAAAGAACATTACGTTGAAAAAGAAAATAAGGATGCTGGTTGGTGTGGAAATGTAGAAAGAAGTTCCGAAAGTGTGATGGATGCACTTATCGACTTGACAATTCTTTCTAAAACAAATATTATGGTTAACTCACCCAGTTCATTTTTGAAAACTGCTCTGTTATTACGCAAGATTAATGGATAAAAATAAGTCAACATTCAAACTTCAAGGTTTTGGTCCTATCTATTATCTCAATCTCGATGGTCAACCAGAGAGACGTGAGTATATGGAGGACCAATTTAAGTATTGGGAGATTGAAAACTATGAAAGGATCTCTGCATATGATGGCAGAGAAGATGATCTGAGTGACATCCTCAAGGGTCGTTATCCTGAGAGGATGACTCCTGGTGAGATTGGATGTGTTACATCGCACCTGAAAGCAATCAGGCATTGGTTGGACACTTCCGATTCACCTTATGCAGTCTTCATGGAAGACGATTGTAGTCTTGATCTTGTAAGGTTCTGGCCATTTACTTGGAGAGACTTTTATTCTCGTCTTCCTTATGATTGGGACTGCGTACAGATTTCTATTATCTGTACAGGTGATATTCATGTCAGACTTCACAAACGTTTTGTTAACGATTTCTCGACAGCATGTTATATTATGAATCGTCGGTATGCTGAGAAACTCATGCATTTCCACGTCAAGGGTGCCGACAAATATAAACTTGACAATGGTGTGAAACCACGTCCAGTTGCGGACGATCTTCTGTATAATGCAGGGAACACTTATGCAATTCCCTTGCTTCTATACAGGACTGAGTTGGGTTCTTCTATTCATCCAGAACATGTGGATGTATTTCATAAGCAGAACTATCAATCTCAGTGGAACTTCTGGGAGACTTCTGGATCCAAAATGAGTCTTGCGGACATCGTGAACTATGATCCATACCTGGGTCGAGTCACGGAACCAACACCTCAGGGTTGACAGAACTTTACATTTCCTATATAATTATGTTGTAAATCTTTACAAAAGGAAATGACTGTCACTAAAAATGAACTAGGGCAAATGAATATGTTTGCCAAAGAACCAACAATGTATATGACCAAGGAATCTCTTGATCGTTATGGCATTGAAACTCATGCTGAGAAAGCAGAGAAACTAAATGGTCGCACTGCTATGCTTGGATTTGTAGCGGCAGTTATTTCCTATGCTACAACTGGCAGTGTTTTCTTCTTTGGACTATTTGGATTCTGATGACTGAAGTAATTTTTACACTTACTGCAGTAACTTTCTTCTGTCTTCTTGCATATTCTGTAGAACAATTATCCGAAACTTATTAATGACTTTCAACATTACACTTCGTACTCCTGATGGCACTGAGCAAGTTGTTCAGTGTCAGGATGATCAGTATATTCTTGATGCTGCTGAAGAAGCAGGTGTTGAGATGAACTATTCTTGTCGTGCTGGAGCTTGTTCTTCTTGTGCTGGTAAAATTGTTTCTGGCACTGTAGATCAGTCGGATCAATCATTCCTTGATGATGACCAAATTGATGCAGGATTTGTTCTCACTTGTGTGGCATATCCAACATCTGATTGTGTTATCGAAACTGAAAAAGAAGAGGAGTTGTATTGATGCCTGATCCAGATGCACTATGGAGGGACATTCAGAAACTCGACGATTTATACGAAGAGTTACTGTGGCATCCTGACGACGAATTACAATTCAATATCGAATATCTTAAAGGTAACGGTAGAGTCGTTATCACAAACAAAACTAAAGGAGCAAAAAAATGAACGAAAAAGCAGAACGTATTAATGGTTGGGCAGCAATGATTGGTGTCATTGCCGCAATGGGATCTTATGCCACCACTGGACAAATCATTCCAGGTATTTGGTGACATAAATACTCTTATGTTTAGAACTCTACGGTTTTAGAAATCATGCCAACTTGGAGAGAAAAAAAAGAATTCTTGGAGAATCACCCTAGTGTAGAACATTCTCTTGGTCTACCTCTAGCAAGATTTATTTTCCGTGAAGGTGGTGAATTTGTTGAAAGGACCACAAGAGAGTTGTTTAGAGGAAAGAGAGTTGCTCTCTTTTCACTTCCTGGTGCCTTTACTCCGACATGTACTAATAATCAAGTACCTGATTATGAAGCAGCATATGATGATTTAATTGCTGCTGGTGTAGATGAGGTATATTGTATTAGTATTAATGATGCTTTTGTAATGAATGCATGGAGGGAAAGTCTGGGTGTAGAGAAAGTAAAATTTATTCCTGATGGAAATGGATTTTTCACCAGACAGTTGGGAAAGAATGTCTTTAAGGCAAATCTAGGATTTGGTGCTAGATCATGGAGATATTCTGCAATTATTGATTCTGATCTCATTGAAGTTATGTTCAGTGAAGAAGGTCAGGTTGATAACTGTACTGAAGATCCATACGAAATGTCAAAACCTGGTAAACTACTTGCATATCTTAATGAGGTTCCACGTAGAACAGAACTGGAATCTGATGAAGATGCAGATGCTATGTCAGAACTAGATAGACTTGAAAGAGAAATTTTCCTCAACAAGTAATCTATTGACAAAAACTAAATAATGTGCTATTTTTAAAGACCACTGTAAAATGTGGTCTTTGTGCCGTCTGAGGACTTTAATTCCTGTAACGGATGTCGATTTCAATTACTTTTAATGTTTACAAAATTTCTACCACTTGCATTAGTAACTATTATTCCTTCTGCTTGTGCTTATCCCACAATTAATCAGATTGAAAATCCTCCTTCTGTTGATGTAACTGTTAACGAAGAAAAATCAGTTCCAATTCAAGTGGTTGAAAAGGAGTGGAAGTGTCCTGGATGTAATGCTAATGAACAATATGTCCTACAGCAACTCCAAGAAAAAACAAGAATCTCAGATCGCAATGCCCTTGCAACAATCATGGGCAATATTAAATCAGAGAGTAATTTTATTCCCAACATCTGTGAAGGTGGTGCGAGGGTAAAATATAACCAATGTCATGTTGGTGGTTATGGATTGATTCAGTGGACTTCTATTGGTCGTTATACTGGATTGGGTAGGTTTTCTTCTAAGTATGGTTACGATCCTTCTACCCTTGAAGGTCAAGTTGCCTACATGATTAACGAAGATGTATTTCAACGTTATCTTCCTGAATTTGAGGGAACTGGTAAAACAGTTTCTCAATATATGGTTCCTGCTTACTATTGGTTAGGTTGGGGAATTAAAGGATATCGTCAACAATATGCATACGATTACACAAAGAAATTTATTTTTGCATGATTAAACAACTGTTAGGTAAGATTATTAAACCTCTTCAACAAGATAAGGTTGAATGTGCAATCGATGATGAAACTATTGATTGCACTGAGTTGAATAAGGAACCATATGTGGGAATTCCTGCTCCTGCTTTTTTATCTGACGATCCATGGTTCGGTCCTGCATTCAAGAGTGAGAAACAAATTACTCACGAAGAAATGCTTGAAGAAGCAGAACGCAGGGAACAAGAGAACCGTCAAGAACAGACTAGTGAACCTGATAATATTCATCAGGTAATGTATGAGATGGCAACTAAGAATGCTGCCACTACTCTTCAACTTAACCCTATTGGTGGATCTGAAAACTTCCAAGGTGGTTCAGAAAATATTCACCGATAAAGGGCTTGACAGACTTAGAAAAGTCTGATATTATAAATAAAGTTTCGTGGGGCACCTGCTTCACAAACTGTAACAAACGAAGACACGTCGAGTCTTCTTTCATCTGCGGGTAAACATTCCGCAAGTAAACGAGGTATTAACAATGATCAAATCTGTATTCGCAGCAACTGCTGCTCTGTCTATGTCTGCTGGTGCTGCCCTTGCAGGTCCATACGTTAATGTAGAAACCAATGCAGGTTGGACTGGTTCCGACTATAATGGTGCTGCTACTGATCTTCATGTAGGCTACGAAGGTGCTATCGGTGAGACTGGTGCTTCCTTCTATGTCCAAGGTGGTCCAGCGATCCTAACTCCCGATGGTGGTGACACCGAGACTGTCTTCACTGGTAAGGCAGGTGTTGGTGCTCCTATCACCGATCAACTAGGTCTCTATGGTGAGGTCTCCTTTGCTACTGCTCCTAACGATGGTGACACTGGTTATGGTGGTAAACTGGGTGTGAAGTACAACTTCTGATATAGTTGACAGTGTGATATAATATAGGGGTCCTCAGGACCCCCTTTTTTTATGCTGAGAATTTTATTTCATCCAGTCACAGTATTGAACTTACTGTTTGTTGGGTCCTTGGGAATAATCCAAGTGATCCACACCAAAGCACATCACACCTTAGAACAAGATGTTCATGGACATGTTCATAGAGCATTACAAAAAAATCCAGAACTGGCACGATCTGCCTGCTACGAACTTGACTAATGAAGAAGAAAGAGCAAATTGAACTTCTAGAAAAAAGAATTGATCAGATGGAACAAGAACAATTGAAATTAATTGTTCGGTGTGCTAAACTGGAGTCCGAAGTTCAAATGTTAAAACAAGATGATGATTATTGCATTAGCAAGGATGGTGATATATACTAGTAAAGGATGATTCTTTATTATGTCCGAATTTCCAAAAGACTGGAGGTATGCTGACGACAGGATGCAAATGAGAGCAGCAGTATTTCGTGCTCTCAGTCACCATCTAAATGACCATTGCCGTGCAGTATATGAGTTTTGTCATGACTGGGTAAGTCAAGGCAATAACCACACCAACAACATTGAGCACCACTTTCAAAAGTATCTAACGGAGACACATCGTGAAAAAGTTTATCAACTGGAAAAATGTCTTGAGATCCAGCCTGGCTGGTATGCTCCTGACAACAACTCCAGTACTTGCAAATGAAGAAGATAAATTAAAGTATGGGTACAACACTATGGATTCCATGGGTTGTATGATACTTAGGGAATGCAATGATGGAGTCGAAGAAGTCACTAGTCTTTTGGATATTTCTGGTGAGTATCCCAATACTGACGATTTTTATATCGTTGCTAATGAGTTCAACAACATGCTTGTTTCCCTTAATCAGGTCGGAGTTAAGGTGTTTCTAGCAGATAGTAAATATTTTCCTGTTGGGCATCGTGGTGTATACCATACAGTGTCCAACAACTTCTTCCTTAACAAGAAACACATGGGCAATCCTGGTGTCTTGATGAGTGTCATGAGGCATGAAGGTTGGCACGCTGCACAAGATTGTATGGCAGGAACTATTAAAAATAGTTTGATTGCCATCATTATGCCTGAAGAGGACGTGCCGATGCTCTGGCGCGTGATGGCAGAGCGTACATACCCTGCTAATGCTGTACCATGGGAAGCAGAAGCAACCTGGGCAGGTAAGACAGAGGGAATGACTATGGAGGCACTTCAGGCATGTGCTGAGGGTAATATGTGGGAGGTCTATGAACCTACACCTCTTACACGTAAATGGTTAAAGGAAAATAATTATCTTCCTCATATTGAGTATGATCACAAGCATCATGGATTTCATTATCACCCAACACATTCTCATTGGCATTACCATAGGAAAACCGATGTTGTCCATGCTCACGAACATACCCACGGAAATAATCATGGGCACCACCGCAAAAGGAGTTGGCACCCTGTAAGAAAAATGCATAGGAACGAACTTATTTTTCACTTTCATTGATTTGTCAGGGATAGCAACCCCTTAAAAAGTTCTGTTTAACCTAACGGAGAAACAGATGGCAAACTCACCAGTCGATAAAAGCAATGCATTTATTGAATCTGGAATGACTTTAATCACTGAATATGCATCTGATAAATATCTCAAAAAAATAAATAAGAATGCCTCGCATATTTCTAATGGAATCAAATCCAAAGAAAAAGGAGGACACCAAACCTAAATTTGATTGGGCAGACGAAGGTCTCTCAGCATTGGTGCGTGTTGTAATTCTATCGTGGTCAGCAGCAATTCTTACACTAAATTATGTAACTATTCCTGGTGTTCCTCAGAAAAACATCGACCCTACGTTCATCGCATCAGTCTTTACTGGGACTTTAGCGACTTTCGGGGTTGTTCCTGCTAAAAAGGACAAAAAGGAAGACGATCAAAAGAAATTAGATACAAAAGAAAAAGTCGAAAATTAATTGTCCTATAAAGAACCACACCTTCAAAAAAAGTCAGACGAATGTGCTGAACTTTGGAGGGAGTGGTTTTCTTTATTTGAGACAAGAGATCCAGATGATTATGAAAGAATAGAAGCAAGAAAAGTGTGGTGTAAATGTTGTGATGAATTTAGTGAAATGGTTCATCAGGAATTCCTGACAAACTCTAAGTATAACAACTTACGGATGTGATAGATAGTGTAGTCGCATAAAAAGAAATGAAGGTTTTCTTTGCGTTTTTAGCTACACTATTTTTGGCACTGCCTGCATGGGCTGTTGACGTTCAAATGGGTTCCAACGGCAATCTTGTTTTTGACCCTGCTGAAGTCACTATTAGTGCTGGTGAGTCAGTCCATTTTGTTAATAACATGCTTCCTCCTCATAATGTTGTTGTAGAGGATCATCCAGAACTAAGTCACGAAGCCCTGGCAATGTTACCAGGTGAAGA